CAAAAGAAATTAGATTTAAACTTTACTGGTGAAGATTGGAACGTTTCTGTTAGCAATGTTACCGCTAACTTCCTAGAGAATACAGGGTTTGAAATAACTAGTGGAACTTGGCAGGTAGACGACTCAAGTGCTGGTAAGCAGATTACATGTGTAGGGACGGGGATTATATCCACTCCAAGCCAACAAGCATTTGGAACGTGGGAATTTGAGTTAAGCAAGGATGCTGCATCAAATCCTTTAATAGGATTCATAATGGATTCAGTTCAGGCAGGGAACGCTGCTCTTGGTTATCAGATGACCGTAACGGTAGATGAAGCCATTTTCTTGAGAAGAATTACGGGTGGAGGGTCCACGACCATATTCTCTACGGCAACGGGTGCCATTGCTACAGATGAATTTGTAAGGGTGGTTATAACCAGAGATGCGTCGGGAACTTTTGAGATTTTCGTGAATGAGACTTCTATTGATACAGGAGGAGACACTGCTTATGTCGATTCTTCATTCTTGGTTCTGCAATTAGATAATGGAGATGCAATAAGAAATATAAAGTTTTGGCCAACTGTGAGGGATCCGACAGCATAATGGCAGAAGAAAAAACTTTCCTTAAAATAACGAACAAGGACATTTATGATAAATTAATAGCGATTGAAGAAAAAGTAACAAAAACAAACGGAAGTGTAGGATTACATAGGAAATGGTTATACGCAATATCAACAGTGTTAATGACTGTTATTGGTGCAGCGTTATCTAACGCTTTCAGATGATTTAGTTAGAGTAAAAATTAGTTTATTGTGAACAAGTGGGGGTAATAAAATGAAAGTAAATGAAGAAGTATTAAAACAATTACAAGCAAGAAGGAACGCATTAGCTAGTGTGCAAACATTAGTGCAAATGGCTAACAGAGAATACAATTTATATCTACAACACCAAGTAAAAGAAGCTGGTACTGACATGAGTAAAAAATGGGTTGTAGACGAAAAAACAGGAGAAATTACTGAACAAAAAGAAGAAGTTAACCCTGAAAAGAAATAATTAATAGGTGATTAAAATAGCTTATGCAACAACTTTACAAGTAATACAAAGAACAGGATTAGGAAAAGAAATCATAGATGAGAATGTTGGTACTGGAGATAATTCAGAAACTGATTTTGATTTAGATAATACTAGAATATTCGCTGGAAGTTATACAATATCTTATGCTGCAAGTGGTAGTAATACTTTTACAGCATTAACTGAAACTACTCATTACACATTAGATGCAGATAGTGGTAGAATAGTTTTAGAAGCTGCAGGAGTTACAGCAGTTGGAACTAATATACTTTATGCTAGTTATTGGTATTCAGATGATTACACTAATTCAATTATTTCAAGTATGATAGATAGTGCTGATGATGAAATAGATTTAAGAACTGGTCAGAAATGGGATAGTGCTACAAGTAAAACTGAATACAGAAGTGGTAGAGCGAGTTTAAGTTATCCAACAACTGATAGACCTTATCAATCCGATTGGGATCAATCAGATTTTATAGTATTAGATAACAAACCAGTTACTACAGTTGATGCTGTTTATTTCTTAGCTAGACCTCAAAGTGTTGCAAATGCTTTTAATTATGATTTAGGTACAACTACTTTTACAGCAATTGAAGATAATTTAAATTCAACAAGTGAAGCTCCAGTTGGTGTATTTGATGATGCTCCAGCTACTGGTGATATTATTTATATTGGTGGTGGACTTAGATTTCTAGGAATGACTATTAGAATGAGTACTGTTGGAGTAGATAACGGAAGCACTGCAGTTGATTGGGAATATTATAATGGAACATCTTGGGTAGATTTAACTGAAACTGCACAAACTACAGGTACAGATATATTCACAGCAAGTGGAGATTTAACTTGGTCTTTTCCGTATGGATGGACCGAAACTACAGTTAATAGTGTTTCAGGATTTTGGATACGAGGTACTCTTACTGATGATTATTCAGTTGATCCAGTTATAGCGACTCTTAGTTTAAATGATAGTATTTCTACTATAGTAGAACCTTACCAATGGATATTGAAGGCAAATAATATGTTGAATTTTGCTGGTCTTAGTGTTCCAAACGGTACTGATAATATTAGAGTTGATTATAACTATGGCCGAACAACAACTCCTAGTTATATAACTGATTTATCTATTGCTTTGGCTTCTTTGAGAGCCTTTGTAGGTCTTTCTGGTGGATCTTTTGATGATGCTACAAGTTATACCTTAGGTAGTAAATCAGTTACAATAGGAGAGGTTTATGTTAATATAAGAGAAGTTATCGCTCAGATCAATAAGAGAATTGATAGTTTATACAATTTAACTGGTAAGAGGGCAAATGTGGTGGCAATATAATGGTACGAACTCATGCTCAAATAAACAGAGATTTACTTACAACTGCTATGAATATATTTGGCAGAACATTAACTATTAGGGTAGTAACTAGAACTATTGATAATTTTGGTCAATTAAGTGCATCAAGCACTGCTGACACTTCTTTTACTGGAGATTTACAATTTGGAGTAGATTTAGATCAGAGATATATAAGCTCTGGGGTAGTGGAAGTAGGGGAAGGCGTTCTATACATTCACCCCCAAGCGTTAAGCACCCTTCCTTTACCACAAGACCAAATAGTTGATGGTAATAGTATTTGGGAAATTGTAAGTCAAATAGAAAGTCCAGAATTAGGAGGCGTTGTAACTCATTACTCTTACAGATGTAGGAGGAGAATAAATGTCTCAGATAATTGAAGTTAATGGGCAGAAAGTTGAAATAACTAACTGGGATGAGTTCAAAGATAAACTATTATTTGGTATTGGTAAAGAAATCACTAATGCCATAGAGGATCAAATATTTGATATGCAACTTAAACGATCAGGTGGTGGAAAGGGTTTAGTATCTAGTTATAAACATAAAGTAAAAGGTAATAATATAGTAATAACTTCAGACGCAGATTATGCAGTTTATATTGAATATGGTACATTTGATTATTGGAAAAGTTATGGTAAATCGAGTTTTCCTGATCCTGGTTATCCGACAATACCAAAGAAATTTGAATTGACACGTGCTAAACGTAAAGGATTACCAAAAGGGATGCAACCTTTTGCTCCAGTTCGTAGAGTATTATGGAATAAGAAACGAATGGAGAAAGTAATCAATAACGCTGTGCGATCATTATAATATTATTTAAATACTTTAAAGCTTTTATATTATTAAGTCCTAAGATGGGATATACTTTTAAGTCAAGATGACAAATACTAAATCATGTGAAATATGTAATATAGGTTTCAGACCTAGTAATAATAACACTAAATCTTGCTCTAAAGATTGTATGAAATTATTAATGAGTAAAAATAGAAAAGGAAGGAAACAATCAAAAGAACATATTGAAAATAAAGCAAAATCATTAAGAGAATATTATAAAAAACATCCAATGATTGGGGATAAAAACCCTCATTGGAAGGGTGGATTTTATTTTAAAGAAGGTTATAAATATATTCATTCTCCTGATCATCCTAATAAAAACAATATTGGGTATATAAGAGAAAATCGTCTAGTAATGGAAAAACAGATTGAGAGATATTTAACTAGAGAGGAGATAGTGCATCACATTGATTTTAATAAAAACAATAATAATATAGATAATATAGATAATTTACATTTATTTAATAACAATACCGAACATAATATATATCATCAATTTTTAATAAGAACTGTCAAGGAGGGGTTAGAATTACAAACGTAAAGATTGAACCATCTAGAATACTTGTAAACTTCCTTAGAAATACGTTAACTGATATAAATGGTAGCAGATCTGGTCAGTGGATATTTGGTGATTTTCCACGAATTTCCTCTCTTGGTGATACTTCTTACCCTCGTGTTGGGATTACTGTTCTTAACGAGTCTAGTGATAGCATGGGGCTTTTCGACGATACTCAATACGAAACAGTAAACTTTCAAATAGATGTTGTTACTAAGAAAGATCAATTACACACTTTAACTATTACAGATGAAGCATTAGGTACTATGGCTTCTAATTCTAATTCAGATAGAATGACTTTTGATTTTGTTCCTGCTTCAGTAACTAATATTCAACATGATGGTGTTTCTTATGGTATAGTTACACGAGTTAATACTGATGCTGATTTTACTACACCTGCAAGTCTAGCTACAGATACAGTTGAGTATTCAGCTAGTACAGGTAATTTAAATTTTAGTGCAGGAGATATAAGTGGTGATGTTGGTGAAGCAATTACTTCAACTTATACTGTGGCTTTAGAAGGTAAGAAAGCTGCACAACATATAGCAAGGAATATTGTTAAAGAAATACGAGCTAATTGGCGAACTGATACAACTATAAGTGGTTTATTTTATCCTAATAAAATTTCTAATAATCCAATTCCAATAGATGAAGATTTAGGGTTATTTAGACAGACTCTTGAATATCAATTTAATGCTTATAATTTAGGTGAGGATATATGAAAAAATACAAACGGACTAAAAAAGGATTGAAAATTAATAATAAAGAGTATATTACAATGTTCAAAGGTAATGTAACTTTATTTTCTAATGGTTTAGTTGTGGAGGATTAGAATGGCAAAAGAATACTATGATGGTAAAGATAATTATTTAATTTATGCAGAAAACACTGGTTATACTGGATCGACAAATACATTTGATGGTGGAACTCCAGCAATAAGTGAAAACTTTGGTAGATTACAATCAGTTACACTTAACATGAATAACAATCTTCAGATTGCACATGGAATTGGAGATGGAATAACAGGATCAAGTGTACAGTACGGAAACTTTGATGTTAGTGGTACTATTAACTGTGAACCAATTGATTTTACATTTTTACAATATGGTGTTGGAAATATACAAACAAGTGCAGGTACAGGACCTGGAGGAGAAAATGAAAGTGAATTAGTTGAATTACCTAATGTAGGGTATTCTGATGGAACATATTTACCAACAATTAAATTAGAATTGGGAGCTAAAGCTTTATCTAATCACCAAGAAAAAACAATAAATGGTGTTGTATTTAATTCATGGACATTGAGTGGAACAAATGGAGAGAAGTTACAATGTACTATTGATTTTACAGGTTCTACTGTGACCAGAGGTACTACTATAGAAACATATTCAGCACCAAGTGGAACTTCTTTTACTTTTATCAATGGTAGTTTTAAATGGAACGCAGAGACTTTGACTGTTACAGATTTTAGTATTACATGTGATTTAAATCCAACCTATCCAAGAGAAGTATTTAATAGATTTGGTAAATTACCAACGTTAGGAGTTAGAAGATATACTTGGTCCGCAACAATTTTAATGCATTATGATAATACAGCAAATACAGTTTCTTCAAATGAATTACTTTCTGAGTTTTTTGGTGATACAAATAGTCCAGATAGTAGTGGAAATCCAACTGGAAGAGCTTTAGTTGTTACTGTATCAGAAGGGTCATCATCAGGAGATAAAGTTTTAACTTTACAATTTGCAAATGCTTTTATTACATCTTGGTCTGAAAATCCTAGTTTAGAAGGTGGACAAGTTCCTATAACAGTTAGTGGTATAGCATTAGCAGGTACCACAGAAGGATCTGATGTGATTCCAGTTACTTGGTATACAACAGCTTAAAATTAATTAGGGGGTAATTAATTTGGAAAAAACAATAGAAGTACAATGGAAAGGTAATCCTGAGAAAGTAACAGTTAGATCACTTACTTATGGGGAATATAAGAAAATAAAGAGAAAAAGTGTAGTATTGAAAGAGTATAAAGATTCACCAATGCAATTCAGAGACATGGATTTGTATGTTGACTTAAAAATTTTAACTTGTATTAAAGATGCACCATTTGAAAAAACTCAAGATAACTTATATAAATTGAGTTTAATTGATGGAGAAAAGTTAGAAGTTGCAGTTGAGGAAGTAAATGCAATTCCAGAAGTGCAATCTAAACAATGAAGATGTAGAATATCTTGAATTTGAAAGATATTTTATTAAAAATTGGGGATTGACTTATACAGAGTTAAATGATTTACCTTTTAATAAATTATTAGGTTGGAAAGATTTAGACATAAAAGAAGTTCAAGAAATAGAACGTATGCAAAGAGTAGATAATATGAGGAATCAAAGATGGCAACACCAGAGATAAAAGCAAAGTTAGTATTAATGACAGAAGGTGGGTCTATTGGTAATACTCAAAAAAATAAAATAACGCAAGAAGAACGTAGATTTAAATTAGAAGAATTTAAGGCAAACAGAACTACATCAAGTTTTTTACCATTAATGGCAGCTGGTTTTACAAAGGCTGGATTAGCAGCAATGGGTTCTGCAATAGCAATAGCATTGGCCGATAAAGCTTTCGGCAAAGCTCCGTTGCCTCCACATTTACAACCTGAAAATAAAGGAAAAGATATTATTGACCAGGCTAAAGATGATATTAGAGATGTTATTGATAGAACAAAAAGAAGAGTTGTTGATGTTATTAAGAATCCTGAAAAAACACTCGATAAATTTGCAAAAGGATTAGAAGAATTTGCAAATAAAACAGAAAGACATGTAGATAAAACAAAGAAAATATTTGATATTAAAGAAGGTACTATTGAAAAAGAATTTTCTTTACTTAGTAGTACAACTCAAGCGTTAAATAGTAATGCCGGAAGAATATTATTAGGTTTAGGACCAGTAGGGTTTGCATTTATTGGAACAATGATTGGGACAGCAGAGGCAGCTGATAAGTTAGGAAAAGCCGTAGATGGTTTAGCAGTTTTTATAAGAAAAACAACAGGTAGCACACAAACTGGAGGAGCATCATCATCAACACCTATAAGGGATGTTACTGATAGAAATTTTTCAGTATCAAGACTACCAGGTGGAAGAACAAGATATGGTGGCGTAGGTAAAAGCCCAGATGGAGCTTCTAGATTTCAAAGAGTAAATATAAAATCAATTAAATAGGTGAGATGAAATGAGTACGCCAACATTAGGAAGTATGACTGAATTTAATTCAGTAAGAAATACAGTTACACAAGAAACAAGTAGCTTTGACGCTAATTTATTCCATTTAAGTATTCCGGGTACAAATCCAGATCAAACAAATGGTATTCTTCCAGGTTCAATTAGTTTACCTTTCTTTCCAAAGAAAAGAATATTATTGGTTAATGGAACTTATCAAGGAACTGAAACTCAAATTAGAAGTTTTATTACTGAAATAGAAAATCAAACAAGTTCTGATAACCAACAACCACGACCATATACTAATGGTGTTGCAAAGAGTTATCCAGCTGTACGAATAAATAGTTTTAGTTACAATTTAAGTTTTGGTGATGTTAATAGAGTTGAATATACTATTGAGTTATTTACAGAGGCGAGTTAATGGCCACTGTTAATTTTTTCACTAAGGTTACAGTTGATGAGACTGATATTTCGAGTTACCTTCTAGAATACGAAGTTATTGATAATATTAAAGATATGACAATGTCTACTGTTCTTTTGAAAGAGCAAGTGGTATCTTTTATTGATATAACAAAAGACCAGGAAATTATTATAACAAGAGGGAATGTTACTTCAACAGATACAACTATTTTTAAAGGGAATATAAGCAAAGTCAGTAAAAATAGAGGAGTAAATATTTCAGTCGAATCACTAGATAAACTATGGATTCTTAAAAAAATAACAGTTACAACTTCTTATGATAGAGTAATTGATACTCAAGCAGGAGTTATAAGTGCAATTGCTAAAGATTTAATAGAAACACATGGTGGTTTAACTGCAAACGTAGAAGCGAGTGGATCGTTAAATGTTATTGATAAATTTATTTTAAGAGGAGATGATATACTTACTAAACTTCAAGAATTAGCCGACATAATAGATTATTGGTTGTACTATGATCCAGATAATGATGAAGTTGTATTCAAAACAAAAGGATTTTCGACCTTTGGTACAACTTTAGAAACAGGAATAAATATTACTGCTATCCCCGATTGGAATTTTGATTATACTAAAATTGTAAATGATGTAACATTAATAGGAGATTTACAGGAATTAGAAACAACACAAGATGAAACTGGAGATGGCGCAACAACACAATATACTCTTTCATTTAAACCTGAATCTGTAAAAGTATTTGTAAATAGTGTTCTTAAAGTTGGTGGAATTACAGGACAAACAACACCTTTTGATTATTCAATGGATAAAGAAAATAAACAAATTAATTTTGAAGTAGCTCCAACTAATACACATCCAATAGAAGTTAGATATTCTTATTTCACTCCAGTTAAAGTTAGAAAAAAGAACCCAACAAGTATAGCTGCTTATGGTACTTATCAAATTACAAAAAGATTAGATACTTTACAAACTACTGCTGATGCAGAATTAAAAGTTAATGAAATTACAGAAAAATTTTCCGAACCAATATTTAATACAAACATCAATGTTTATGGTGTGTTTGGTATGCAGGCAGGAATGAAAGTGACTATTAATGATACGATTAATGATGAAAATAGAGATGTATTCATCAGGAGAATAAGATATAAATACCCTGACATAATCGATGAAATAGAAGTAGATAACGAACCATTATATGAAGATTACATTTTACAAAATGAAGTTATAAGGAGAATTGAAAATCTAGAAAGAAAAAATACAAGTGATACTGATCTGATTACTCAACTTATAAGTTTTAATAGAGATATTAAACCACGACGACGATATTTTAAATTATTGAAAGATGTAGTAAACTTCTCAACTTCTTTCGTATTAGCTCATCCTGATGGTGGTGTTTTAGGAACTGATAAATTAGGAGAGAATTATGTTACACAAGATGTTGTCACTAAATTAATACAAGGACAAATGACTTATGAAGAATATGCTTATGATACTGATTTCCACGACGCTGTTAATAGTACTGCTACATTTAGTACAGTTACAAATGATATAAGTTTTACTGCTGGACAAATTTGGTATAGTGATATTATTGATTTAGGTACAACTTTAACTCAATGCAGATTAAGCGTTGGTACTGTTGTTGGTACATTGAAATATGAAATAAGTTCAGATAATAAAAGTTCTTGGCAAGAAATTAGTATTGATACTTTAGAAAATGTTTCTAGTTCAGATGGGTTAGGAACTTATATTAGAATTACAGAAAATGCAGCAGGAGTTGCAACATTAGATTTAACACAAGATAGTTTTGGACAAAACACAGAACCATTAATAAAATTAGAATTAATAGAATGAGGTAATTAAATTGGCAAATGGAAGTATTATAACAGATTCGGGACGAAAGATAATAATTAATAGAAGTTACAAATCTACACCAGATTATACAGTTCCTAGTTCATTTAAAGTTGGTATAAGTAATAGTACACCTAATGTTGCAAATACAGATTTGGATAATCCAGTTCCAATAACTGGAACTGAAGCAGTAGATGATTGTGAAACCGCAGATTGGACAGATAGTGCAGACATGGGATCAACTTTAAATGCTGTTACATTTAAAGAGGGTAGTAATAGTTTAAGTTTAGAAAAAGATGGAGCAGGTAGTGCAACATATTCGACAAGTAAAACAACAACAAGCAGAGATTTCACAAGTAAAACTTTATTTGTTTGGTTATATTTAACTGATGTTACCGATTTAGTTGCAACAGGAACTGATGCAGTTACTATAAGATTTGGAAGTGCAGCTGGACATTATTATCAAAAAGGTTGGGACATTAGTGTTTTAGCTGCAGGCTGGAATTTATTATATTTTACTTCAGCAAGTGCAGATTCAACAACAGGTGCTCCAGCATTAGGAGCAATGGATTACAGTTATATTGCTTTAACTTGTGATTTAGCAGCAGATACAATTGCAGCTGATAGAATATTAATGGATGATTGGAAAGTAGCAAGTAGTGATGATTTTACTAAAACATTTCTGACAAGTTATCCAACGATTAATGATACTACTTTTGAAGTTGAAATAAGAGGACAATTATTAACAACAGAAGCTAATGGATATGATATTAATGGATTTGGATTAATTAATACTGATAGCACAGTTTTGTTACATAGTGAAGATACATTCACTGCAGAAAGTAAAAGTGATACAGATCAATTTACATTTATTGTAAAAGATCATTTAATTTAGGAGGATATAAAATGACAGATAAAATGAATACATGGATTGATGGGAATATTTTAGATGCAGATGATCTAATGGATACTATCAGTCATGTTAGATTTATTCCAGTTAAATATACAGGGGCAGCAACAGATGGAGCTAGAGTTATTGCTTGGAGTACAACAGCTTGGACTACAGGTAGAAGAGAAACTACCGATAGCGGTGCAACTTGGTCTAATGATATGGGATTAACAAGTGTAGCAATTTTAGCTCAAAGTGATGTTACAGCAGGAAGAGCAGTATCAATAAGAGCAGCAAGTGGAAATAATAGATGGAGTACGAACATAGGAAGTACATGGACTGTACCAACAACTCAACCAGCTAATTGTACCACAATTTTTGAATTAAGTTACCCAGTTGATGCTTATGTTGCAGCTTTTGGAACTAGAAGTGGAGGTAGTTTTGGAGCATGGTATAGTGTAAATGGTGGAGATGATTGGACACAAGCAACAGGTACAGATACAGCTAATTTCGTTGGTGGTGATTTCTTTGACGCTAATACTGGTTATGCGGTTACAAATGCAGGTGCTATTTGGACAACAACTAATGGTGGAACTAATTGGACTGATACTACTAATACTATAACAACAGGTGGTGGTACTAATAGAGCAACTGTTTATACAATTACTACAGATACAGCAATAATAGTTACAACTGGTAATGCAGGTAATGCTATTTTAAATATTCATACTTATGTTGATAGTACAAATACAGCTACAGAAGTATTTAGTACTGAAGGTAATTATGGTAGACTTTCTAAAATAATCAAATCAAGTAATACTAATTATTATTTTATTGCAATGATTTTTGGTGAAGATACTGCTGGGGTTCAGAAGTGTAATGGTTATCATATTTTTAAGAGTGATGATGCTGGTGCAACTTGGAGTGTTTTTACAATGTCTAGTGCATTTATTAATTTTGGAGAATTATCTGATGGATTTACAAATGCAAATTTTGCAGAATATGATACAAATAAATTTTTATTAGCTGATGATAAAAATGTTTGGACTTTAAATTTAAGAGATGATGTGAGTTAAATGATAAAGTGGTTAAAAGATTTATTTGGTTTAACTAGCCTTGAAAATGAAATAGAAATACTTAAAGGTAATTTAGAAATTGAGAAGCGTAATGCTAAATATTTAGAAAACCGATTATCTGTTTTAAAGAAAGATAATGTTCTGGCAATAAAAGAAAAAGAACAGATGATTGAAGAACTGAATTCTATGATCAAATCTTTTACTGTTGATCTTCCTAAGTCTAAATCTATTAAATATATTGATAGAGTTCTCGACGACATAAATAGATCAATGTATAAGAAACGGGTTAAGGTTAAGAAGATTGTTGCAGCAGAAGAATTACCAAGTCCTAAGGTTGATTTCAGTGCTTTTAATGCAATTGATATTGATAGATTTAGAGTGAGTCTTGGGGATGATTATGAAGTTAAGTTAGGAAACCATACAAATAGTATGGAGCCTTTGATTGATAAAGGACATAGATTGTTAATTAGAAATACAGTTAATGTTCACAAATTAATGGTCGGAGATATTATTTTGTTTGATAGAATTTTAGATAATCAACCTTTTGTTTTACATAGAATTGTAGAGATAGGTAAAGACAAACAAGGTTGGTATTGCATCACACGGGGGGATAACTTAGTGTTTAACGATCAGTTAAATGGTAAGTTTACTAGAGCAGAACATATTCATGGGAAACTCGTGGGTATATTTTATTGAGGTATTTAAAATGGTAAAGAAAAATATATGGTTTAATCCTTGGAAAGAAATTCCAAAGATGGCAGTACATTTAATAAAACAACGTAGAGTATGGGCAGCTCTATTATCAGCAATCGCAGCAGTAGCAGTAGTATATGATAAAACATTATGGGTAGAGGTTTGTGTGATAGTTGCAGGAACTTTAAGTTTGAGTAGTTTTGTTAAACCCAAGAAGAAAAAGTAATGACTATACCATCAGAAGAGATTACGGATTATATAAGGGATAACCCTAAGGATCCTTTTCTCACTAATTTTAATATTTATCTAGATAGTGTAGTTCGTGGTACAGAGAATAAATATACTAGATATTTAATTGATAAGATTGTAGATTATGTTAAACATAAACCTGGTTATCCAAAAGATCTTGGTCCATTCTTAGAACATGCTAAGAATAATGTTTATCTAGCTTTCCCTAATCCCTATAAATAAAAATATTTTATTTCTTATCATATTGACAAGCATATACAGTCAAACTTTGTCCTATTAATTTGTATGTCTTATCAAAGTACTTACAAGGAACATCTCTTTGACCTAATGCACAATATCCAAATGATCCTATACTTAACCTAAGTCTAGCATTTTCAAATACACATTCCTGTACAATTGCCTTTAAATCAGGTTTATCTGTCATTTACTCGCCTTCTTGTTAATGCTTATTAACTTGATATTATTACTTCTTTTGAAAATTTAATTTCACCACTATCATAAATTAAATGATGCACATCTATTTTACAGGTTGGACAAACTCCAAAATCCCCTCTTCCACTTGATACTAGTTTAGTACCACATTTCTTATGTATAACTGTCATAGTTTCACCCCTTCTTGTTATGCTTATTAACCCGACACTTTTCTATTTTCTTTTTCCAGTTAGGCAGTTTAAATAGTTCTTCAAACTTCTTTTTGTTTTGTACTAAATAAAATAAATTAGCTCTCCATTCTTTTTTATGCCATCCACTTAGTCGGTTAATTATCCAACTCCAAATAATTGTTAAAATTAAGAGGATAATGCTTATTGAAAACAAAAATCCTCCTATGTTCCAAATCCATTGTTGTATTAATTCAATCATTTTTATGTCCAGTTAATGTAGATTAACTTGATCAATCATTATCATTTTCTAGGTATTTAATACAACAATAATCCTTGAATAAATCCTACAACAAATGCAAGTACCCAGATAATTCCCATTACCCAACTTGCTACTACTGCTGTCTTTAAAGGCCAAGTTAAATCACTAAATCTTATTTTATCTTCTTCACACATTTTATTTTCCTCCATATTTCATATAAACATTGTTAAATAAATTCATCACGTTTTCAAATTCTTCCACATCAAAATGTAAATCAATCATACCTAAACCTAATTCAATATCACAAATTTCTCCATTATCACTAGATATTATAATACGTGGAAAATCTTTTTTCTTATTTAATAAAAAATGTTCTTCACCTCGTATTTTAAAAAATTCATCTTTCATTTTTCATTTCCTCCTACACCTTCTTACATATTGGAACTAATTTATTACTAATCCATTGCAGTTCACAAAACATTCCTTCTTGACATTTCTTAGTATATGTTTGATTCCTAACTAACCAAGTACAACTTCTTTTAGTTTCATCAGATTCACAAGATTTCAATAAAAAGTCTCCACTCATTACATACTCTGTCTTGTTCTCATTTAATTTAGTCTCAGTTAATGTCGGATATTCTTTAACACAAGTGTTCTTAACTATTCCACACCCAGTTAGAAACAATAACGAGACTAACAATGTAATTAATATTCTTTTCATTTTTCATCAGTCCTCACAAATTTATCACAGTTGTTACATACAAAAAATCTTAACCATTTAACTCTATTTCTTAATTGTATGTATCTTCTCTCACAACACTTATTGATTTTTAATCACCTCAAACAAAAGATTCGGATCAGGTTTTAGATCTCCTGTAACTGGATGCTTCTTTCTACAATTACAAATCTGTCTAAGAAAATCAAAATCTTCCACATGTATAATCCCATTACAATGTTTACATTTTATCATTTTTTATCACCTTTAACTTTATCATATATTGCCCATCCAACTAAAGCTGCAACACCAACCCATAAAGCTCCACTAATAAATTTAACTTCATTACAAACAGGTATTGCTCCTAATAATGGGGTTGAACATATAGATGTCATTTGATTTATTGTTATTTTTTTAACACCAGCATCAAGCCATGTTAAATCCAATTCATATATAGGTATAAACCTTAATACAAATAGACCACCCGCAATTAATACTTTATATTTTGTTTTCATTTTATTGAACCTCCATAATACTTAATTAATTAATATATATTTAAATATTTATATTCTTAATAATATATATATTTATAAATATTTAATATATATTTATATATGGTGATATTATGAAAGAAAAGATATTGTTTAAGAGAAAAGTCGGTTTAAAAGGAGATAGTATGGCTATTGTTATCCCAAAAGCATTGGTAGATTATTTAGGTTTAAGTAATGGAGATGAGATGATGATTTGTGCTGATGATGGTAAGTATGGGAAGTTTTTAAGTATGTGGACAGTTAAAGAATAAATCTTAAAAAGAGGTGTTAAGATGAATGATCAAGAGAAATATATTGAGGTATTGAAAAAAGTAGGTGCAACAGAATTACAAGTAACTGTTCTTACATTTAAGTCAAGTATTGGTGAATATAAACCCGGAAATAGATATAACTTGGGTAAATTCAAAATGCACGACGACAGAACTGTATTTCTTAATGAAGTTATATTTGATTTCGACTGGGGAAGTTATGTTAAAAATTTTACAAATGCCAAAGCAGTTGTTGAAGTTCTAGAAAATAGAAATATTCCATATTATATATTTGCCTCAGGTGGTAAAGGGATTCACATTCATATATTCTTTGATAAAATAAATTTAACAGAAAAGAACGATAAAGAATTAATGAAAAAAGCGTTCTCGTATAATATGTCTTGGAAAAATATCAGATTGTGGATTTATAACTCAATTCTCGACGAGGCTGGTATTGAAAGTAAATATCGTGGTCGTGGTAAAATGGTCGATACTGCACCAATATCATTTAATTATTTCGCAGGTAGTAGTCATTTAATAAGAGATTGTGGTGGAAGAAAAATAACTAAGAAGTCTAATGGTGAATTTGAAACTTTATATAAAACATATTTAACTAAAGAAGAATTTAATAAAAAGAAACCAAGAATTGTTAATTTTGAAAATGTAAAATATCCTCAAGAAATAAATACGTTTCACGTTGATATTATTGAACTTTGTACTATGTTAAAAGAGTTTATTAAATCAGCAGAAACACGAGAAGATCGACCATTGATCAATGAAAGACTTGATATTAATTATTTAGATATAGATGGAGTATTAAAAATAAAAGAAGGTTTAGGTACAGGTCAAAGAACAACCGGAGCATTAATATTATCAGTTGCTTGTAAGATTGATCAATTAAATAAAAATACAGCAAAAGAAGTTTTAAACTCTTATGTTGATAATTGTGAACAATCAGGACATAGATTTACTTATGGTGAAGCGGAACAGTGGATTAATTGGATATATGCTCAAGAGCATGTATTTTGGAATTGTGGACAATTAGAAGAATTAGGTGTTCATGATAAAACCATATGTGAATTTTGTAATGCAAAGAACAAAGAAGCTATTGATTTCCTAAATAATTCTGAAATATTAACTAAAGTTAAAAAAGTATTAGATGAAGAAGTTGTGGGAGAGAATAGTATCAAATTATTGATTTTTTTATTAATGCTTAGTAAAGATTTTCCATCAGAAACAGGAAAACCCGGATGGAATATACCTTCTGATCCAATGAGTCAGAATATTATTCTTGCTTCAGATTCAAGCTCTGGGAAATCATATGTTGCTAAACGTATAATGAAGTTATTCGGTAAAGAAGATGAAGATTACATAATAGTAAGTAGATTAAGTAAGAATGCTGTTAATTATTTCACAGAAATAAATATGGACGGAAAAATCATATTTATTGAAGAATTGCAGGGATTAGACGAAAATACCAGTCAATTAAGAGTTTGGATGAGTGAAGGTAGTTGCAAACTTGCAACTGTTGAAACAGTTAAAGACCCAGATGGTATCGAACGTAAAGCACTTGTAAATAAGAGAACTATTGGACATCCTGTATTTGTATCATGTCAAGCTGAAGGTATAGTAGAAGATCAGTTATTGAATCGTGGGTGGCAGATCAGTATGGATGTGAGTTCTGGACAAACAGAAGAAATACTTGACTATCAATGTGAATTAAATAAAGGTTTAAAGAAGTTTAATAAGAGCGATTTAAGGGTTATTAGGGATGCTTTAAAGCAACTTAAACAGTATCACTATGTAATCCCTTATTTAGAATTAAAAGCTCTTAATATACCCTTAAATGATGTTAGAGCAAGGAGAGATTTCCAGAAGTTTGCTACATTGATCAAATGCTCCACTTATCTACATCAATATCAGCGAGAAAAGACAGAAATAGATGGTGTAGAGCATTTAATTTGTAGTATAGATGACTACAACATTGCTAGACAATACAGTGAAAGTATCTTAGGAGCTACATTTACAGGGTTGACTTTGAATCAAATTGATCTACTAAATATGATCAAAAAGATGACATGGAAGGCAGAATTTAATGTTTATGATGTTATGAGAATCATGGGAAAGTCGCATACTCACTGGCATGGACTGCTTTCACACCTTGAAAATCTTGGGTTTATCACAGCTGAAAAAAGTGCAGGAAAAACTACTACTTATGCGTTAAATGAGGATAAAGCAGTCAAATTGATTGATCTTCCAACAGGAGAAGAACTGCTTAAAAAAATAGCTTTGCTTAAAGTTGAAAACGGTTCTAATATGGATTTTTCAAAATGGAAAATTTCAAAAATCCATGTCAGCTCCGATTTTCACTTTAAGGTGAATCCGTCAGCTGTCCGAATTCAAGGGGTAGAGCCGTTTTGGACCTTAAACAAAATCCCAGATCATAAACGTAAAAATGATCACCACATAAATAGTGATCATTTATTACTCTCAAATATGGGAAAAAGTTTAAGGTATGACGATGTAATACACTACCTAAAAACGTCAAAAAATCACTTGATTTGTATCGAAGAAGTGATAAAACATTTCGGAGAAGAACATCGTGAAAAGATTGATGAAATGGTCAAGAAAATGAGCAGGGATGGAGATATTATGATAACTAGAGGTAAGATAATGTTAATATAGTAATTAGTATATTAATATATTTTATATTCTAGAGAATATAAATATATATAAATAAGTAAGATAATAAGTAATATATTAAGTAATTAAGTCGAGTCGGTTCAAAGAACAAGACAAGACGGAGAAAAATAAAATGGCAAATATGAGTTATTGTAGATTCGAAAACACCATGAATGATTTAAAAGATTGTGTACAGAATTGGGAACTTGATGAAGATGTTAGTGATTATGAGAAAAACGCGAAAGAAAGAATAATTGAATTAGCATATGAAATTGTTGATATGGAGAACGATTAAGATGAGTATAGAATATTGCGAACAATGTGATGAAGCCTTTTGTAGTGATTGTGATGCATGTGGATATTGTGAATCATGTGATTTAACATATTGTGAAAGCTGTACTGAAGAGTTCAATTCAGATAATATATGTTTTGATTGTAGTCATCCTGAAGAAGATAGAGATGCACAATTAACAGACGAAAGACAAGAAGCAAAAGGTGAACCAAAATGAATGAAACATTAATCAAAGAACAACCACATAGTGTGAAGTTTGCTGTGAACGCAAAAGGACAATGGAGTTCTGAAGTAAAGGTGTATGCTGACACACCTGAAAATGCTTTTACTAAAGCATTAGAACTTGGACAAAAAATTGATTTATTTATCAGAGGTAAAAATGGTTTGGAGTAATATTTTTTCCATAAAACCTAAAGAGATCACTAAATCTCTTTATTTTTTTAATAAACAATGGAGGCAGAAACATGAAAACAGTAGTATTACATTTAGAAGATGATAAATATGAAAAGCTTAAACAAGTTAAAGCAGATAAAACATGGAATGAATTTGTTGATCAGTTAATTGAATAATTAAGTCGGACCAAAGGTCATGACAAGATGGAGAAAATAAAATGACAGAAAACGTAAATTGGGACGAAGCAGTAGCTTCAAGTGGTTTTATTAGTTTGGAAAGTGACAAAGAAAAGAAATTAATTATCAGAAATATTCAACTTTTGAAAGTTGAGAAATTTGGTAAGGAAACAATCGAACTTCAAGCAGACTGTATTGAAGAAGATGGAGAGAAGTGTGAGAAGATGTTTACAACATCAAGCAGAAGATTAAAACAGAAACTAAGACCAATCTTGGAGAAGAAAGATCCAACATCAGAAGTTAAATTGTCAATACTTAGAGTTGGGGATAGGTTTGACACACAGTATAGTGTGAAGGAGTGGTGATTTATCACCCTCTTTTTTTAGAGGTGTAAAATGTTAATAACTAAAACAATTGAAATAGATATGGGACATAGGATTCCAAATCATAAAAGTAAATGTAAAAACATTCATGGTCATAGATATAAAATAGAAGTTGGTGTTAATGATAAATTAATAACAAAAAAAGGAGATAGTAGTGAAGGAATGGTTATTGATTTTGGTGATTTGAAAGAAATTATGATAACACAAATTGATAATAAATTCGATCATGGTTTCTGTATTTATGAGAAAGATGAATTTTGGATATTCTTTAATCAATTAAGGAAAGAGTATGATCAAAAAATAATAATTACTGATTTTATTCCAACTGTTGAAAATTTATCAAAACATTGGTATGAATTAATAAAACCAAGATTAAATGATTTAGGTATTAAAATTAAATATATTAAAGTTTGGGAAACTCCAACATCAACAGCGAGGTATGAAGAATGAGAGTTAATGAAATATTTGAATCTATACAAGGTGAAGGTAAATATGCTGGTTATCCTGTATTATTTATCAGATTACAAGGTTGTAACTTGAATTGTGATTTTTGTGATACAGAATGGAAAACAGGGAAAGTTATTTCAGAAGATGATATTGTAAGTAAAATTTTATCATTAAATAGAGAAATAATAGTTTGGACAGGTGGAGAACCATTATTACAATTTCCAGCAATAAAGAAAGTTATTGATAAATTAAAAAAACATAATATTCAACATCATATAGAAACAAATGGAGGACTATTAAAAAAGAAACATTTTGATAATTTTGATTATTTGGCAATAAGTCCAAAAAATATTAAAGATGCAAGACATGTAATGAGTCTTATAATTGATAATGATATTGAATATGATAAAAGAGATATTAAAGTTGTAACAGATGGATTTAAAGTAGGTGTTTATTTAATTCCATTTGCATCAATGTTTATGCCATTAACAGTTGATGGAGGTAGAATAGATAACCAGATAGAAAAAGATGTTTGGAATTTATCTCTTAAACATAATAAGAAATTTTGTTTAAGACAACATATAAAAGTATGGAATATAAAAAGAGGTGTATAATTTGAGAAGAATTGAATATAATGAATGGATTAAGTTAGTTGAAAGTATGAGTATTGGAGCACAGAACTTTTATTTAAAAGGACCAAAAGATGTTGAATTTGTATATGGCGTTCCACGTGGTGGTATTCTTTTAGCAATGAAAATTGCTGAATTAACAGATTTAAAATTTACAACTGAGTTAAATGATAAATGTTTAGTTGTTGATGATCTTATTGATTCTGGTAGAACAATGGAGAAATTTAAAGATTATCCCTTCTTTGCTTTAATTACTAAAAAAGAAAATGAATGGATTGAATTTTGGTATGAAAACACTAATCAAGATACTGAAGATTTAGTTGTAAGACAATTAGAATTTATTGGTGAAGATCCAAAAAGAGAAGGTTTAATCGATACTCCAAAACGTGTAATAAAAATGTGGAAGGAATTATTTAAAGGTTATGACAAAAAACAAAAACCAAGAATGGCAATATTTGAAAATGGACATGATGGATTACAATATGATGAAATGATTATTGATTCAGGTGATTATTACAGTCAATGTGAACATCACATGGTTCCATTTTTTGGGAAGTATTGGTTTGCATACATTCCTGATAAAAAAATATTAGGATTAAGTAAAGTAGCAAGAATGATAGATTACTATTCAGCTAAACTTCAAATACAAGAAAGATTAGTGAAAGAGGTTTTAGATGAAATTGAAAGTCAAATTAAACCTTTAGGTATAGCATTAGTTATGAGAGGAAGACATTTATGTAAGGAGATGAGAGGAGTAAAGAAAAAAGGTGAAATGATAACTTCTGATTTGAGAGGTGTGTTTAAAGATAAACCAGAGGCAAGAGCTGAGTTTATGAGGTTTGTAAAATGATAGAAAAAGGGTTAGTAATATTAAGTGGTGGAATGGATTCAACAACATTACTGTATAAAGCGATGGATTATTTTGGTTCAGGAAATGTTCATGCTATTAGTTTTGATTATAGTCAAAAACATTTGAAAGAATTAGAATGTGCAATAGAAAGTTGTATGAAACTTAATGTTCCACATAAAATGATTGATGTAAGTGTTTTGAATGAGTTAGCACCATCAGCATTAACAAGAAAAGATATTGAAGTTCCTGAAGGTCACTATGCTGATGAAAACATGAAACAGACAGTAGTACCGAATAGGAATATGGTATTGATAAGTTTAGCAACATCTTATGCAATATCGGTTGGAGCAAAAACTATCTGGTATGGTGCTCATAGAGGTGATCATGATATTTATCCAGATTGTAGGAAAGAGTTTGTTGAAGCAATGAAGAAAGCAGTTAGTCTTTGTGATTGGGCTGAAGTTAAATTAGAAGCACCATTTGTTGATATGGATAAAGGAGATATTGTTATTCTTGGACATAAATTTGGTGTTGATTATAATCTTACTTGGACTTGTTATAAAGGACAAGACAAAGCCTGTGGAAAATGTGGATCATGTGTTGAAAGGTTAGAAGCATTTCAAAAAGCAGGAGTAGGTGATCCAATTGAGTATGTCTAAATTTCAAAAGTTCATGAATGAAGGTTTTGAAAAAGGTAAAACCATTTATGGTGATAAATACCTTTCAAAATCTCATAATGAACTTTTAGTGGATATGCAAGAAGAATGTAGGGATATTGCAAACTATTGTTTTATGTTATGGGAAAAAATAGAGAGGTTGAAAAAATGAAAATGTTCTTTGCTGGGTCGGAAGCGTTCCATGAATTGGTAAATAAACATAATGGTAATATGCTCATGTCATATTATCATATTAAGAAGGATTGGAAGCAAAATCCAAGGATTAAACAAAATCTTGGGGTTAAACAGTTATTGTTTATTGATAGTGGCGCATTTAGTGCTTTTAGTTTAGGTAGTAAAATTGATATTGATGAATATATCAAATTTTGTAAAGAAACAGATGCAGAGTTTTATGCTGTATTAGATGTTATTGGTTCAGCACAGGGTACATTAAAAAATCAAGAATACATGGAAGATAATGGGGTTAACCCTGTTCCTTGTTTTCATTATGGAGATGATTGGAAGTATTTAGAACATTATTGTGAAAATTATGATTTTGTTGCATTGGGTGGTATGGTGCCAATACCAACAAAGAAACTTATTGGATGGTTGGATTCAATATTTTCTAAGTATCCTAAACATAAATTTCATGGATTTGGTTTGACAACAACCAGATTGGTTAACCGTTATCCTTGGTTTAGTGTTGATAGTAGTTCCTGGATTATGGGTGGTAAAACTGGAGCATTGTTTGATATTGTTTTAGGCACCAAATATTTTAAAGAAATCAATGATAAATGGAAACAAGAAATTATTAGTAGAGGATTAACTGTTGAGGGTATTGGTAATGATTATAATATAAGAAATGAATTTAACATATTAAGTTATTTAAAAATGCAGAATGAACATAATGTTAAAGAGTTCAGGATCAGACAAAATCAATTAACAGATTTTGGATTAGAAAGTTCTCATATACAACCATCGAAAGAACAGTTATTAATTGAAGCTCGTGATCATTGGATTAAAGATAATTATGGGGATATTCCAAGAGAATTAGGTTTAAAATTATGGAGGCATCATAATGACGCTTGTGTTTGATATTGAAACTGATGTTGTTGGAGCAAAACCAAATCCACTTAAAGATAAGTTTAGGTTTATGGGTGCGTATGAAGTTGAAGCAAAAATATATCATTTTGTAGAAACAAAAGAAGAAGTTATTAATTTGTTAAAAAAACATAAAGTTATTATTGGTTACAATTCAAAAGAATATGATGAACCAATACTTAAAAGACATGGTATGTTTCCTTATAGACATCTGCATATTGACTTATTTGAAGTGATTAAGAAGAGAGCAGAGGTACTTGGATGTAAGAATGAGAGCAAATCAATGCGTAATATGGCGAAATTCTTTGATTTAAAGCAAGTTAAGAGTGAATTGGACTATAATCTACTTAAAAAATATAATCTCTTAAAACATGAATATGAGGAGATTAAAGCATATACTTTGGTTGATATTAGGATTACTTATGAGTTATTTCAGAAGTTATGTGAGTTTTTTGAGCCGTTTAAGGGTTTTATGTCTAATTATGATAAGAGTAATTATAAATGGTTGACAAGTTCAATCAGTGTTTATTCGTATAAAGTAATCTGTAATGCTGTTGGATTAAAAGAGAGATATAACGATAATGTTGAGCATAAGGGATATAAAGGAGGGTTTGTTGCTGAGCCTATTAAAGCTGAAGAACATGATGATATTTATTGTTTTGATTTTAATAGTCTATATCCCCATAATATGATTCAGGGTAATTTATTTTCACATAGTTGTAAATGTTGTAGAGAAGATGAAAAATGGAAAGGTAATAATTTGTTTCCTCTTGTTGGTGGATATTGTTCAAAGAGATTGGGTGATATTGAAAGAAAGATTCATAAGATATATTGTATGAGGAAAGAGTTAAAGAAAAATAATGATAAACGTGAATATGCATTGAAGATTGTTATTAATACATTGTATGGGTTGACTGGTAATCCTGTATTTGAGTCATTATATAATTATAAAGCGGCACATGATTGTACTTTGATTGGTAGGGAGTCAATTAAATTAGCTAGGAAGAAATTCATTGATTCAGGATATTATGTGTTATATAGTGACACAGATTCAGTATATTTGAAAGATGTATTCAAAGACAAAGATAGACTTCTAATGGTTAAAGAATCAATTATTAAAGAGATCAAAAACAACTTACCATTTCCTATTATTACATTTGATATGGGAATTGATGAAGAAATTAAACATATTTGGTTTTTTAAGAAGAATGATAAGTTCTTGAAAAAACATTATATGTTTGTAACTAACAAAGGTAAACTTAAAGTAAAAGGGTTACCAATGATCAAAAATGATTCTTCTAAAATTGGTTACAAAATATTTAACAAATATATGAATGAAAGAGTGATAAAAGGGGATATTAAATTCACGTATGAAGAAATTAAAAATTGGTTATATAATGAACTTACAGAGGATATATTGATTGCAGCAAGGAAGTTTAATGTGAATGAGTTTGATTATTATAAAAATCCAAATCAATTACAAGCACAAATAAGTAAAGAACATGGAACAGGTGTTCATATATTACTCCCAAATAAATATTTAGGAGTTGGAAAATCAGTAAGATATTGCACAGTTGAAGAATTTAAAAAAAGAGGGTTAAGTTTGAATTGTTTAGTGTTGAACAAGTTTTGGAGCGAGATGGATTGTTTTTCTAACTACGTTCCAAAAGCATTCAGTACAAAAAAAGATAACAGTCAAATTGAATTATCAGCATGGACTATACAATAATAATCGATACAAGAGAACAGAAACCACTTTGGAATAAGAATGTTGTAGTTAAAAAGCTCGACGTGGGTGATTATTCTATTGAAGGGTTTGAAGATAAAATTGCGATAGAAAGGAAAAGTCTGGGTGATTTATTCGGAACTTTAGGTGGTGGACATAAACGATTCAAGAAAGAACTAGAAAGATCAAAAAGTTATGATTACTTCGCTATTGTGATCGAAGGGAGTTATACAAACTGCATCAATAAGGATTTTCCCAATTCTTATTTCTCTAAAATGCGTGGATATGTTATCACGTCGATATTATTCACACTTCATGTTAAATATGATATTAATATATTTTTCGCAAACAATAGAATTGAATCAAAGAAAATAATTAAAGAACTATTTAAGAGTTATTATAAGTTATATAATAATAAGTCTAAAAACTAACTAAAATTAAAAAATACGTTCAAGTATTTAAATAATATTAAAAAAATTTATATAGTAGTTATATAATTAATTAAATTAGAGGTGAATCATGGGTCAAAACGAAATAATACAGATACTAAAAAAGAATGGTGATAAATTCTTTAGTGCAGATGAGATTGGTCGGATATTAGAAATAAATAAACAAAGTGTTAGATCCAGTTTAAAAAAGTTACATGCTGCTTCTGATGTTGTTGTTACTACTATTACTGTAGGAAAAACTAATGTTCCGTTAAAATTATATAAATATAGTTATCACCAGAATTATGATGATGTTTTGGAAGAGTTTAATATTATAAGGCAAATGCCTAAGTTGAAATACTTAGATACAACTGCAGTAACGAATTTGATGTTGTTGAAGGAGATGAGAAAGAATGGTAAGTAAGAGTGGATTTAAACATGATTGTGGGGATGATTTATATTCTAGTATTAGATCAGATGACATTTGGGTTTGTGTTAAATGTCAAATAGATGTACCAAAGGTAAAAAAGAAGGTGAGTAAATATGGACGTAAAAAATAGTTTTGTATGTGTAGATAATGGTGATGGAGTAACTGTTGAACAAACAGTAACTAAAACAATGGATTTTATGGAGTCACTTAAAGAGTTAGAAAAACTTAAACAAGATAAAGGTCAAGTGGAAACGCAAATTAAACAAATTAAAGAAGCAATTGAAAGTAAGAAGATGGAAACAGATTTAGCTTCTGCTGAAGAAAACTTAAAAACTATATTAGACCTAGAAGAATCGTGGAATAATGCCTTAAAATCGAAGTATGATGCCTTAAAAGGTAAATTAGAGAAGTATATAAGAGTTCAAAAGACTAAACATAGGTATAAACCTAATATGAAGCAGGATAGTAAGTTAAGTATTATGAACACAATACTTGGTGGGATGATTGCTGAACATTATTTAGATTGGAAGATGCCAATAGTTAGAGAATTAAGAACTACGTTTGATGAGATATGAACTGTTTAGATAACTTAAATAAATGTGATGCGATGTGTTGTAAAGTCATAACCATTGAGTTAAGAAATCCAACCATTGATTTATTAAGATATTACAAATTTCATAATTGTGAAGTGTTTAGGAAAAGCAGAACTGATTATACTGTTGTTGTCCCATTGGAGTGTAATAAATTAGTGGATAATAAATGTAGTATTCAGGATACTAAACCTGCGGTGTGTAGGAACTTCAATGAGAATAATAGTAAAGGTTATTTTATACCTGAAAATTGTTTGATAAAATGGAAAAAATAGTTAATTTAATGGATAAGATAAAGTATCATTGTAGAGAAAATAAGATTAAAATAGATTTACATGCGACTTTTAAAAAAGGTAATAGTACAGAAGTTTATGATTGGGTAGAAAATGGGTGAATTTCCAAATAAAGCTACGCAATTTAAAACCGGTATTTCAGCGGTAACTGCAGGTCGTAAAGGTGGTGAAGTAAGATCTTTAAAGAAGAAATATTCTGCAAAAATACGTGCATTAAAGGAACAAGGATTGAAAGATAAACATATTGAATGGATATTACAAACTATGTTAAAACCTGAAGCTAGTACTTTTGATATTAGAGGAGATATTGAAGCGTTAAAAGATCAAATGAATATTAATGATTATATTAGATTAAAACAAGTTAATCATAAATTACATCATGGTGAGTTTCTTAAAACTGAAAACGTACATCATATTGTTAATTGGAATAATTTATTGAATCCGAATGAAAAAAATCAAACAAGCAATGACGATCAAACAGAAGATTAAGATAATGTTTAATATAGAATTATATGATTTTCAAGATAAATTCCTTAAAGATTGTTTAATGAAAAATAGAGTTATTGGGTCATTTTGTAGACAGACTGGAAAGTCATTAACGATTTCTATTCTAGCTATATGTGAAGCATTAAAGAATCCTGGTGGTCATATTGTCATTGTTGGACCAACTGATAGACAAGCAGGAGAACTATTTAACAAAATATTAGCACATGTTAAGAATGCACCAATTGGTTCAGAGATTGCGACGTCAACACAACGTCAATTAATCATGCGTAACAATTGCAGGATTAGTGCATTACCAGTCGGAGATTCTGGTGATACTATACGAGGAATGACAGCTAATGTTTTGATTATGGAAGAAGCTGCGTTCATTAAAGATACAATAGTTAATCAGGTACTGACACCAATGGTTGCAGCAACACAGGGTAAGATAATTAAGATTAGTACACCGTTTGCAATGAATCATTTTTATAATAGTTTTCAGTCAGATGATAATTACATAAGTCATAGGTATACATGGGAAGATGCACTTAGAGTTGGACATTTCAGTGTAGAGTTTATAGAGGAACAGAAGAAGCAGTTAGGCGAAAATAGTATTGAGTTTCGGACAGAGTATAATGCTGAGTTCATTCCCGACGAGGATTCATACTTCCCATGGCAACTTATTGACAAATGTATAAGTGATTATGAAATGTTGGGGGAGATATGAGATGGAAGGAATTATATTTAGATTATTTGCGACATTTACATTAATATTATTTTTTTTATTTTGTTCAGTAGGTTGGTTTTTTTGTATAAACACTGAAACATTAGGTGGAAAGATAATTATAGGAATTTGTTTATTTTGGGGTTTTTGTGGTTTTTTGATATGTAATTATATGATATGGATGGGATTTCAATAACATACTTACTAGGTGCTGACTTGGCTAGGCTCGGTCAAGATTGTAGTGTGTTCATTATAATTAAACAAGAGGAAGAAGTAAACAAAGTTGTGTTCATTAAAGAGTTAAAGAAGAATACAATGGATCAGGCTATTGATTATATTTTATATCTTCATAATCGTTTTTCTTTCGCCAAGATAGTATGCGACAGCACTGGACTGGGGGCTGGTGTTGTTGATGTACTTGCAAAGAAACTTAATGCACACAAAACAATTAATCCTACTAATTATAATCAACGTCCTAATGACAACGATATTGTTGTTGGTGTTACTTTCACCCAAAAGAATAAGATGGACATATTTTCTAACCTTAAATTATTAATGGAACAAGGTAAATTATTAATACCTAATAATAAGAAACTAATATATCAGTTGAAAGATTTCAGATATGAAACAACTGAGAGCGGTAATTTAAAGCTACATCATAGTGAAGGCGGACATGATGATTTTGTAGATGCTTTAGCATGTGCTTGTCATGGGATCAGAGGAAAACAGGTCGGTTGGTTCTTTGGATAGAATGAGTAGCGTACAAATAACAACAGGGAAACTTACTTCTTATTATACAATAAATTGTCCAGCATGTGACCAATATTTAGAATACACTATTGATATTATTTCTTATAGAGTACGTTGTCATTATTGTAAAAAGCGTATTGATTTATAATATTATTTAAATACTTGAAAGGGATTAATAATAGTATTATTCACAATCACCTCTTTGAAAAGGTTGAGAGCTAGTTCAAGGTACCCACAGCCTTTAGCATATACCTTTAGTGGGTTTTCAACTTATGGGATTTATAGACTTTATTAAGTCAACACGAAACAAGCTCACTAAAGAGATACGTCTCTTTAATCCGAGTGATATGGCTCCACAAGAGTCTTTACCTGTCTTACCTACATGGTTATTCAACCCACAGTTAGGTATGCCACGTAATATTAATTTACCTGAGGTCAGACAATATGCAAAAAGTCCATGGGTACAGATGGTAACAAATGCTATTTCTAAACAAATTATGACAACTGAATGGGATATTATTGTAGCAGATGAGGAAGATCAAACTGATTATTCTGCTGATATTGAAAAGTTAAGAACTTTATTACAATCACCTAATCGTAATGGTGCAACCTTTTGGGATATTTGGGTGCCATTCTTAAGAGACGTACTTGAGATTGATGCAGGTGTTGTATTCAAGGGTAGGAATTTAGCTGGAGAACTTGTTGAGTTATTTACACATGATGGTGGAAGATTTCTAATTAATGTTGATGAACATGGTATTATTGGTGGAGATGATGAGAATGGTGAAGAACGTCCAGCATATTATCAATATTCGTTTAGACAGATACAAGGTGCACCAATTCCATTTAAGAGAAATGAAATTATTTATGGTAGAGTAAATACTAACACTGAGTTCGCCCCTTATGGTTATTCACCACTTCAATCAATTCAGCAAGAAGTAGAAGTTATGATACAGTCTACTCGTTATAATAAAGAGTTCTTTAAGAACAATGCAATGCCAGATGGTATGATTACTGCTGAGATGACATTGGACAATCTTAGAGATTTCAAACACGCATGGGAACAAGAGATGAGAGGCAAGGCTCACAAACTTGCCTTCTTAAACAGTGATGCTAAATTTACCCCAATGGCTTTAAGTAATAAAGACATGGATTGGTTAGAAGGACAAAAGTGGTACTTTCATATTGTGTTTGGTGCTTATGGTTTAAGTCCGCAAGAAGTTGGGTTCTATGAAAACAGTAATAAAAGTACTGGTGAAAGTCAGGAGCGAATTACAATTAAAAATGCAATCAAACCTTATCTTACTTTAATTGAACAGAAGATTAATTGTGAGATTAGGAATGAGTTAATTGGACATGATAAGATTAAGTTTGAATGGTTTACTAAAGATGATGCAGCTGAAAAGGTTGAACATGAACAAATGATGGCAAAGTTAAATGCGAGTGTACTTACTATTAATGAAGTTAGAGCAATGGAAGGTTTAGATCCAGTTGAATGGGGAGATCAACCTATGAGTATGGTTATGCAGGATCGAATGATAGAACAAGGTGATTTTGATGATAAAAAAGATAATCCAAAAGATAAAGAGAAGGAAGATGATAAAAAAGATAATCCAAAAGATAAAGAGAAGGAAGATAATAAACGAGATAATCCAAAAGATAGGGATAAGAAAAAAGAAGAAAGAGAAGAAAAGAAAGAAGCGAAGGTGGATATTCAGAAACAAATAATTGATGAAGGAGAAGATGTTATTGAGGAAGCTGAAGATTATGCTGATTTTTTAACTAAGAAGTTTAATGGTTGGGAGAAATCAATTTTAGGATTCTTAGAGGAGACAATTAAAGATGAGATACAAAAAGATTATGTTGTTAAGTCTTTTGGTGAGTTTATTAGGCGGTTACTTAATTCTGTTAATACTACACGTTTTATGACTGGGTTACAGAGAGTTATACGTATAGATGTTAAGAAGGGAGTTGAAGCAGCAGAAGAAGAATTAAACATGGATATTGGTATAAGTTTAGATTTTAATCGTGAAATTAAACAATTAGCTGATAGACAATTAGAAGGGTTTACTATTGATGGTAAAAGATGGAAGGGAATAAAAGGTGTAAGTATAGATGTTCAGAATAAAGTCAGCAAGATTGTTGCTGATGGAATATCTGGTAAACAAAGTTTAAGTGATATTAGTAAAGAGATTAAAACCATGTTCACCAAGTTAAAAGGTGGTGAGGTTAATGGAAAAGTAACTAAAGGTAGAGTTATGAAGATAGCGAGGACGGAAAGTAATCGTTTCATTAATCATGGTAGATTAGAATCATATAAGAAATCAGGATTAAAAGGCAAGAAGAAGTGGCGATCATTTATTGATAAAAACACTACTGATATTTGTAAAGAATTGAATAATCAAGCAATTGAGTTAAATGATGTTTTTGAAACTAAAGATGGTAAACAATTTGACCAACCACCACATGGTCCAAATTGTAGAAGCATTATTCAATTTGTTGTTGATTAAATATTATTTAAATACTTTAAGAGGTTAATAATACTATGAAAGAAGAAATGATAAAACTATGGATGCCGTTACAGAAGGATATTAATGGTGGTTTTGTCGGAATTCTCTCTGATAATTCTATTGATAGAGATGGAGAATTTATGACAAAAGAACTTTTACAATCATGGGTAAAAGATAATAGACCATTACCAATGTTAGCTAATCATGAGAATAAGTTAGAGAAATTAATTGGTGGATGGACAAATAAAGAATTAAAATCAAATGGTGATAATACTGCCATGACAGCTGAACCATTTTTCTTAGAAAGTAATCCGTTAGGAAAACAAGCTAAGGCAATGGTTGAGGAAGCATTAAGTAAAGGATTAGGGATTGGAATCAGTATTGGTGCAATACCGAAAGGTGAAATGGTTGAGAAAGATATTAACGGTGAAAAGTTTAAAGGCTATACTGAGGCGGAAATATTAGAGGCAACTATTGTGCCAATTCAAAGTAACAGAAATGCATCTTTTGCAGCAGTTGCGAAATCATTTGATATTAATATTGAATCTAAGGAGGAAATTAAAGTGGATAAAGAAATACAAAAGGAAATTCCTGTTGAAGCTCCTATAGTTGAAGAAATTAAAAAGGAAGCAGAAGAGGAATGTAAGAAAGAAGAAGAAGCTCCAGTAGCTGAAGAACCAGCAGCAGAAGCAGAACCAAGTGAAGCTGAGAAATCATTAGCAGTAGAACTTAAAAAAGCTCAAGAGGAAATTGAGAAATTAAAGAAACAATCAGTTTTAAAAGCAACAGTAGAAAGTCAGGTGGTAGTTAAAAAAGAATTTAAACCGACTATATTAAATATGCTGAAAGCAAAATATGGAGGACAATAAAATGGGATTTATGAATAGTAATACAAATGATTCTGATGCAGGATATGCTTTCGAACAAGGATTTGCTAAAATGGGTGTTCAAGAAGGAGAAACTTATTATGGTGGATTAACTTGGGGAAAGAAAGACTGTGATGAAAGATTAATTAAAATGGGTGAAGCGTATGAAAGTACTTTAACAAAAGCACCATCAGTAGATACAAATACTGGGGCGACAGTCACTGTACAAGGTTTAATGCCTTCGTTTTTCGATCCAAACTTAGTGGATAGAACAGTAAGACAAACACCTTTGTTAAGATTATTACCTAGAAAAGCAGTAAGAGGAAGATCTTATGTTTACAACGCATTAACTGCAAAAGCAGTTCCAACAAACGGAACAGCAGGATCAGGATTTAAAGGCGATGATGCAGCACTTGCAGACGACGTAGATACCTGGACAGCAGTAAGTACAACCATGAAGTATGCTTATGTAGTTGGTAGAGTTACAGGACCAGCATTAGCAAGTGGAATGGGTTACTTAAATTTGTTAGCTGAAGACATCAGAGTTAAAACAGCAGCAATGAATGAAATCTTAGAGAACGAAATCGTTAATGGTGCAACTGCAACAAACGCTTTAGGTTTTCAAGGATTAAGAGCAAGCATTACAACAAACACTACTGCTAACGCAGGAGCGGCAATTACATTAGCACAAATCAGAACAGATTTGGCAACAATGTTTAACGCAAACGGAAACGCAGATATTGCAGTAACTGATGCAGCAACTTTTAATACAGTCAAAGGCTTGCTCATGGATTTCCAGCGAAATGTGGAACAACCAAGTGGACAAATGGATTTCGGAATTCCAGATGCATTTATGTTTGATGGTGTTTTATTTATCAAAGATAGATTTATGCCTACAACTGCAGCAAGCAGAGAAATAATGTTTTTAGATCTTCGTTACGTATTCTTAGCTGTATTGCAAGATATAACTTTTGAAGAATTAGCAAAGAACAACGACAGCCAGAAATATATGTTAAAGTGGTACGGAAGTTTAATCGTAACTGCAGAAGCATTAATGGTTGAAAGAACAGGTTTAGCATAAGGAGGTAAACAAAAATGGCAGCAACAAGTATATTAAAGAGTTGGGAACAAGCTCCTAATTCAGGATTAAAGAGATTGCTTTTTATTACTCCAAATACAGCTGACGCAACAGATACCTTAGCAATTACATTAACTGATTATGGTATTTCAGCAACAGGTTTGTTAGCAGTTCAAAGTTGGAAACATACAACTGATGGAAGTGTTATTGTAACAGAAGCAAATACAACTGCAGTAAGCAGTGGTGTTTTAACTGTAACAATTCCAGCAGGAACTGATAACGATATGAGAGTAGTAGAAGTTATTGGGAGAGCGGATGCAGGAGTGTTTGCATAATGGCAGCTACTTCAATTTTGAAGGCTTGGGAATTACTTCCCAATTCTGATCTTAAAGAAGTTGTATTCATGACACCCAATACTGCAGACGAGAACGATACATTTACAGTAACATTAGCTGATTATGGTATAAATAATACTGGACTTCTTACTATAAGAAGTTGGGTACATACCACAGATGGTAGTGTTATAGTAGATGATATTGCAACATGTTCTGTAACTGCAGGAGTAGCAACAATAACTGTTCAAAGTGCAAATACAAATGCACCGAGAGTAGTAGAGTTGATTGGAAGATCAGACGTAGGTGCATTCTCTTAATTGAGGATGTTATTTTTTTATTTTTTTAATTAATATGATTTACCCGCTTTTAATTTGGCGGAAGGAGGAAATATAAAATGGCTTTTGGAATACATCAATTAGAAGATAGAGAGTGGACATTTAAACAAGATGTCACAATGGAAGGAGATTTAACAATCGAAGGTGATTTCACTATTGGTGATGCAGCTTCAGATACCGCAGCAGTAGCTGGGGATTTAAGAGTTAACGATGATAGGTTTCTACATTTCGGTACTGATGAAGATGTAAGTATGGAATATGATGAAGATGGAACTGACACTTTATTAGTTACAGGTGCAGCTTGGGCAATAACCCCAGCAGTAACTATTACAGGAACTTTAGCAGCTACTAACGCAGCTACTGTTGGTACAACTTTAGGAGTAACTGGTGCAGCTACTTTTACCGCTGGACAACAAAGTGCAGCTGTAGCAAGAACTGCAACAGGTGATGGTTTAACCACAGGAATTATTACAGATGGAACAACTTATGTAACTGTTACAAGTGCAAGTGCTAATAATATTATTACTTTACCAACACCTACACCTGGAAATGTTGTTTGGTTAAATGTTGGAGCTAATGGATATGAACTACGTTCAAGTGCCCCTTCTTCAGTAGCAATTAATGGTGGAACTGGTGCAGGTGTAGAAAGTGCAGTTGGAGCTAATGTTTTAGTAAGATGTGTTTGCACAAGTGCAACAACTTGGGTATGTAACACCTTTACAAGCACAGGAACTGAAGCAGCATTAGAAGCAGCAGCTTAAACATAATAATTTTTTTTATTATTTTTTTTATTATGAAATCAGGAGGAAATCAAAAATGGTAACAATCAAAGGCCCTATTAAGTTAGGAAAAGGGAGTAGTGATGAGGACTTAGCAAAACTAAGTAAAGCAATCGGTAAAAAGATTACTCGTTACGGTCAAGAAATAGAAGTTAAAAAAGAATAATAATTATATACAATTGCGTGGGAACCTCAATACCAGCAAATTATAATTAATTAGGAGGATTAAAATGGTTGAAGCATTAAGCGGAAGAAAATTCGCAAGTTTAGTAGAAGATAATAAAACTGCAGCAGAAGCAGATATTAATACAGCTCATGGTAATGTAATAGCAGGAATATATACAAGTTCAGATCCAACATTAGCAAATAATGATTTTGGATTTCTTAGATTAACAAGTGATGGAAAATTAATGGTTGATACAGAATTGACTATTGATGGTGGTAGTTTACACATTGACAATATGTTTGTTTATTCAACAGATAATACTGCAGCTAATGCAAGGTATGGTGATATTGATGGAAATGGATATGTAAGTGTTAATGTAATGAGTATGTCTGGTGTAGTAACAGATGATTCGGCACAAGCTGCTACGCCTCAAATGATTAATGTTGGTGGTGAATATAGGTCTGGTGCTCCAACGACTTATACAGATGGTGATGCGACCATCTTTCAAACTAATATGAACGGTTATTTAAAGATTGATGGTGCTGGTTCTCAGAATCAAGCGGTAGGTGCTTCCTCAATTATGCAGGGAGCAGAAGCCAAAGCTTTTAATGACAGTGCATTACCTAACACTGTTTCAACTGGAAATGCCATCAGAGTAGCTGCAACCTTATCAGGTGTACAATATTTCTTCCCAGTTACTGAAGATGGTGCAGAAACACCAATAACTAACGAAGATGAGGCAATGAAGAATAATCAAGCAGGTTATACTGTTCATGGTCAAGTGGCAGATTTTGATGGAAGTGATGCACTACCTACAACAGGAGATACTGAAGGGAAGGCATCAAGTTTTGCAGTAACCAGTCAAGGTGTTCAATTTGTAACTTTAGTGAATGATGATGGAAGTGATTATGGGCAAATTAAAGGTTATGATTCAGGTACAGACTCATTAAAAGGTTTTGAAGTAAGTCCATTAAGTTCTCATCATGTGGAAGAAACTTTAGCTGATGTAACTAATGAAACTAATGCTACAACTAGTTATTATATGGATATGGATGGGTATAAAACTTTTGCAGTTCAAATTGAAATTAATGGTGGTGCTACTGATACAACTACAGTAACTGTTGAAGCAAGTATTCAAGATGATGGAACTGCAGCGGCAAGTGCAACATATCAAGATGTAACAAATGAGTGGTTTGAAGCAGCTAATTTTACTGAAGATACAATACTTGAAAGGAATGTTCCAGTTGATGTTAAATTTGTAAAAATAAAAACTGTAACTGCTGGTGGGAACAATGATGCTGACTATGCACTGTATAGTAAGAAAAGTTATTAGGAGGACGAATTAAAATGGGATATTTAGATGGAAAAACATTAAACGATTTAACTCCAGTTAGTCAAGAAGGTGGTAAGAGTAATCTTATTGAACCTACTGATGCTGAGAAATGGTCAATGGTAGAACTTTTACTTTTAGGTAAAGGTCCAAAAGAAATTAAAAAGAGTGTGAGAAGAGTTGTTGGTGAAGCTAAACTTGGTTTTTCTTATGCACAAATAAAAGTCGTTGAAGCTGAATGGAAAACTAAACTTGCTGAATTAACACCAAAACCTGAAGAGAAGGAGGGGATATAAAATGCCATTAACAAGTGCAGTAAGAAGGGATGATTCCCCAATTAAAATTTTAGAACAAACAAGTCCAGCAAATTTACCACAATCAACCGCAGGAGCTATATTTACCGTTACTGGTATTGTTGAAGTAATTGCAATATTTGGTGAAGTAGATACAGTAATTCAAGCTCAAGCTAATGCAACTAAACTCCAATTTAATAATGGTGGTACTGCAGATTTATGTGCAACTCTTGACATTAATGCTCATGCTTCAGGTTCGGCTTATTATGTAACTGGAACAGCAGCTGACCCAATGGTTAATGTAACAACAGGAATATTGCTTAAACAAGATGTTCCTTGGATATTAATTGATGGAGATATTGAATTAAATTGTGCAGCAAGTAATACTGGAACAACACTATGGGTGATAATTTACAGACCATTATTCAGTGATTCAAGTGTAACATTGGCATAAACATGGTATATCCTAGAATAAATGACGATTGGATTTTCAGAGAAACTTTTGATAGTGTAAGCTCTGCTACCGAGAATGGTGCAGATACGATAGTTGCCACATTTAATGGTAATCAAACGGTTACTTTGAATGGCACTACTCAACATCTTACTTATGGTACATCAAAAGATTTACTCAGGTTTACAGCTACGGAAATGACTGCAATGGCTTGGATAACTACTGGTGCAATTTCTGGTGAAGTTATTGCTAATTTTTCACAAAGTAGTCCTTTCCAGGGTTTTTCTTTCTCTATTAAAGGTGGAGGAGCTACCAATGGTAAAATGTCATTGTATGTTGCTGATACTGGAGATGGTGTTGCTTGGGTACAAGATACAGGTTCGGCTATTAATGATAGCACACGAACTCATGTAGCTGTAACTTTTGATGGTAGTAATGCTAGATTTTATACTAATGGAGTGTTAAGTTCTACGATAGCTCGTTCTGCAGGTATTGGCACTTCTGATAATCTAATGAGTATTGGAAGAGATACTAACGCAGCCCCATCAAGATATTTGAATGGAACTTTGGAAGATGTGAGGTTGTATAATAGAATGTTAAGTGCAGCGGAACTTCTTGATATTGTTGAAGGAGATACTTTTACTGAGATTGATGATAGCAAAGCGTTACTCGCATTACCTTTACGTTCTACTTATGATGATGGTAACGATGTTACTGAAAATATTGGTTCTCTTGGTGGCACTGTGGATGTTGATTCGGGAGTTACTCAATTGACACCGAGAGGTATGAATTTCCCTGGAACAAATAATACTTTAATCATTGGGACTTCAGCATCTTATCCCTCTGGTGCAAGTGCACGAACTGTATTTTTGATATTGGATACAATAGAAATCACGGGACAAACAAGATTTGGTGGATGGGGAAGTTCTGGTAGTTTTGGTGAGTTTTCTTTTGGTGTTGATACGAATACTACAACATTAGAATTAAGTAGGTATGGTGGTGATTTCACTCTATCTGGAAGTAATTTACCAAATGGTGGGATACATTCTGTTGCTTATGTTTACGATGGTACTGATGTAAAAGGGTACGTTGATGGTATTAAGAGTGGTAGTGATTCCACTCAAGCATTGGATACTAATAATGCAGGTGCTGCTCAAACTCCAAGTATAGGTTCCAGGTCTGGAGGAACTGTTGATGAGTTTATTGGTGATATGTATGTTGTATTAATATATGACTTTGAATTAACACCTACACAAATAAAATATTTACATAATAAATATATGAGGTTGTTGAACAAATGACGATAAAAGATTCACTTAGCTCTAACATTGTTGGACACTGGGATTTCAGGAAAGGGACAGTAGCAGACCAAACAAGTAATGGTAATGATGGTTCTTTTTCAGGAAGTCCACTATGGCGTAACACATCGAAAGGAAAATCGTTAGAGTTCCAAAGCACAAATATAGTTACGGTATCAGATTCAGTTGAATTACAAGCTACTAACATGAGTGTCATCATATTTGGTGATTTTCAGGATCAAACATCTGGTGCGAGGTTCTTTTCAAAGAGAGATGCAGGAGGTACACATATTGATTTCTTCAACTTTAGTGCATCTAACTTAGGAGTGTTTGATGGTACTAGCACTTCGGATTTAGCTGCAGACATTACTAATGTGCGTATGATTGGATTTACTTTAACTAGCGGTTCTGCTCCAGAATTCTTTTTAAATGGCGTTAAAGAAGGTAATGGTGATGTTACTATAACTATCTCTGCTAATGATGCACCGATTGCTATTGGTAACTTTCATACAGGGAACAATCCAGCATTAAATAAATTTAATGAAGTATTATATTTTAATACGGCATTAACTGAACAACAAATGTCTGAATTGTATAACGAATGGTTACAGGAAGCTCATTTAGATACTATCCCTAGAGCAACAGTTCTCCCTGAAGAAACTGAAGATATACAAAGTGCAAATTTACAAGGTAAGTGGAACATGAATGTTAAAGGAGATACAGTATTTGATGTAAGTGGTAATGGTAATGATGGAACAATCACACACCCTCTTCCATCTACAGCAGGAATATTTGGACAAGCATTAGATTTTCAAGGAACTACTGGGGAAATAGAAATCACTGATGCATCCACAATTCAGAACATATTTGATGGAGGTGGTTCCGCAAGTTTTTGGTGTAAACCAAGGAGTGATGGGGGGGTAAATAGGGGACATCTTTTTATTAAAGGCTCTCATAACCTTTCGGTTAGAAATGAGGTGGCTGGTTTTGTTAAAGTTTTATACGAGCAAGTGATGAGTGGTACGAATGGCCAATGGAAAACAACAGGGGTTGAGGTAGCATTAAACACATGGAACCATGTTGCTTTTACATACGACGCAGATTCAGCAAGTAATGACCCTATTATTTACATAAATGGACAATCTGTTCCCATTACTGAAGATTTAACTCCAACAGGAACAAGAAACACTGATGTTGGGGATGACCTTTTTATTGGGAACAACACTGCAGAAACAGCGACTTTTGATGGTGCGATTGACCAACCACAATTATGGGACACTATTCTTACCGCTGCACAAGTGACACAATTATATGCACAGGGACAAAAGAAATTAGATTTAAACTTTACTGGTGAAGATTGGAACGTTTCTGTTAGCAATGTTACCGCTAACTTCCTAGAGAATACAGGGTTTGAAATAACTAGTGGAACTTGG